CGCGATAGGACGGTTTGCACGCCCAGGTGTGCGAGGTCGGGGTAATAGTGATCGAAGCGCGATCGCCGAGTGTGCATCCGGGCAAGGCCCTGCTGGTAGGAGAGCTCGGCGCGGACGGATACGATGCCCATGACGATCATGTGCTCGGTGAAGGTCTTGACGAAGCCGCGGCCGGTTTGAATGCCAACGGCATAGGCGGCCAGGTTGCCAAGGGGCGTTTCGCCTCCGGCAACGTCAAGAGCTTGAGTGGATTGCGCGACGGCATACGGAGCGATGGCCATCGAGCCGGTCGCTAGCAGCTCCGGGCGTTGAAGTCTGGAATCGTCGGATAAAACGCCGAAATGGGCCAAGTTCTGCTCGATGTAGCGGGTTCCCCCCCGGGCGTCGCGTTCTAGCAGGTGCTGGAGAGCCAGCGCTTCGCGCATGGCGTTGATGGTGATGGATGTGGCAGCGGAGAGGTCGGCGAAGCCGCCCGCCAGGTCGCTGCCCAATTTGGGGTCTGCGCCCCAGGAGAGTACGCCCGCATCACTCCCTGCGGTCGTTCCAAGGTTGGCATCGTCCACGATGCCGGAGCGGGCGAGGATTGTTTGTTCTGCTCCGCCCCCGAATTGAAATGTCGGGGTTTCGTCGCCTACTCCGACTACGGAGATTGCGCCGGTCAGGGGAGCAGTCCCGCCAAGCGGGAGTGTTACGGGGTCGCCTTTTTGGGCGAAGGGGAGCGCGCCTGAGAAGTAGTCCTTGCGTTTGCCGCGTCGGAGAAGTTGGTAGAGCGCTGCGCTGTCAGGTCCGTCGTCCAAGGGGACCAGTTCGGGTACTTGAAGGTTTTCATCGCGGTACCACTCGTTGAAAATGAAGTGGTAGGCGCGGAAAAAGAGTGCGTTAGACGACAGCGGGAAGACCTGGGTAGGTAGGCCGAAGTAGTCGCCTACTGAGAGAGGGATCACTCCGCCGATGATTTGCTCGGCTTGAGGGATCAGGAAGTCTGTGGAATCGCCTGGGGAGTCTTGCTCGCCCATCATTTTCGTGAAGTTGTCCCAGAGGAGACGATAGGGGACGGCCCACCATTGAGAGTCGAAGTGGATGCCGTCCATAAAGGGTTTGATAGGCGTAGCCAGGCGTGCCAGGAAGGAGGGTTGAAGATGAAGAGTATCGCCGGGAAGCATCTCGTCGATGAAGATCGGGATCAGTAGTCCCGAATTAAATGTGGTTTTGTGCGTGAAGGATCGGTTGAATGCCGAACGCGGTATGCCGGCCGGAGACACCGTGCCGAAGCGTTCGGTTTTTGTTCGTGCGCCGCTGGCGCGAGTTTGCTGCCTATGAAGAGGGGCCATTTGGATCCTTATTGACCAGGTCCAGGATCGAACAGATGTGATGCGGTTCCATTTGACCGGTCAGGTTGCCGGAGACTTCGTCGAACTCGCCAACGAGATAGAGCGCGAAGTCCTCGGCATAGGTCGCCATGGGATTGTCTTGGGCGTTGACTGCGGTTTGTATTTCCCGCATTGCCATGGCTGGGTTTTGTGAAGTGAAAGGCCGATTGAAGGCCTCGGCTTTCGTGTCGCGAATGCTGAAGAGTTGAAGCATCGCGGAAGGTTAGAGGGTGTCTTGCCTACCGGCAAGGTCGCTCAGAGCGATGATATTGGCTGCTTCGCAGCGTTCCGGCGTCCATTTGAGGGCAGAGTCGTGACCTGCCTGAGCGCGGCGCTCGAGCAGCTCGGCGTGCGCTGTTGGACGCTCTTTGCGGTGCAGGCCGTCGTAGTACGCGGGCGGATGGAATTTGTATTGATTGATCTCGACAGCGTCGAGTTCGTAGGTTCGGGTCATGTTGGCTGGATCCATGATCCATTTGAACCCGAGACCGCGTGTGGTTTTAGTCCCGCGAGACATCCGACGGTATTCCGGAGCGGGGTGTCTCGTGGTGGTCTGGCCGGTGGAAGTGTCCACAGTATGGGTGATAGGCCCCGTCTGGTTCGGGGCCAGAAGCTTCTTGGCAATGTAGCCCGCCACGTAGGCGGCGGCGGAGTAGTGGAAGCTGTCCACAGTGCATCGGCCAATGTGGGTGGGCGGGCTCTTTGGATGTGGGGGCTGTGACCATAGATGATCGAGAAGGTAGCTCATCTCGATCGTTTTTCCGTTCAAGTCTACGGACTTGTACCGGTCGTCGAAGGATTCTCCGAAGACTATCGCGTGGTAGTGCGGGCGGCCGGTCTTGCCGCCGTATTCGCCGCACATGAAGTAGCGCACGGGCTGCGAGGTCGGAGAGTGGCGCTCGCGATGGATGCGGAGACGTTTCATGAAGCGCTGAAAGTCGTTGTGGTGGAGGTAGGACGAGTCGGGCAGGTGCTCGTCGTCGTAGGTGAGGGTGATGACTGAAGCGTTTAGGACGGTTCCCTCGATTTTGGTGTCTGGGTCGCGCCAGGTTGACGTGTGGCCCATGGCCTCGTGATAACTGCGGATTGACCAGTCTCGGGCGTTCGATTGACGACAGCCCAGACAGTGGCCGCAGGGAAGATTTAGGCGTTTGACGTTTCCGTGGGGATATCGCCAGTCGGCGGACCAGTCGATGTGACCGTTTCGGGTCAAGACCCGAGTCGGATTGAAGCAGGGCATTAGAGAGCCCCGCGCAGGAGGTCGAGGAGGAACTCGACAACGAGGTAGAACAGGACGTATTTAGGCGCGGAACCCACCACGTTGAGGGCGCCTGCGGTTCGCTTTGAGGACGGATCGACCGCCTGATCGGCGGCGGCCAGAGCGGCGCGTACGGCCTTTGGATCGTCGTCTTCCGGTAGTTCTGCGTCGGCGCATGTCATATGTCTCCAAGTGGGGGTTTCTAAAGGGTTTTTGCTTCGGTTACGCTTTTGTGTCAGTTGATGCTCTGTAAACAAGTGTGATCGAGCATGATTGCTGTGGCAAGGGTTAGGGCTTTTGAGGGGTATTGGGGTCGGCTTGGTCGGGACGACCAGGCCGACCCCTGGAAAGGGGTGTTTTTCTGTTTTGAATGAGAGTGAGTCTCTCCCGCCAGGACTTCCGGCTGTTTCGCTGCGCTCTCCGCCGCTTTTTAGGAGGTTTCTGGTTTGTCAGTTGGTGGTGTTGGTTCGTCGGGAGGAGGTTTTGAGTCGACGGTTTTAGTGGGAGGTTGCGGCGGCGTTTCTACAGCCTTTGGATTGAGTCCGGCGGTTTCGAGGATTTTTCGTTGGTCTGGGTCTGCGAACATTTTCGCGAAGGTGACCCAGTCGTTTTCCGCTGCCTGTCGGATAGCGGAGGGCAGCAGATTGAAGTCGTCCTCTGCTGTGTACATCGCTTCGCGGATGTCTTGAAGGTTATCGGGGAGCGTGAAGTCCCCGTAGAGTGGAGTGTGCACTTTGACGTGCGGAAGCTGGCCGGTCTTGCGATAGCGGGCGACGATGTCGGCCAGGTCGTTGCCGATTGCGTCGGTCGGATTAGCACCGCCTGAGCGACTGAGCGATAGCGAGACGCGGGGCGTCGATCGGCCAGGCGGTGCGGGGGATTTTTTAGGGGAGGCCATATTGAGGGTCTCGGTTCCCTTTGGGTTGAATGAATTTTCGGCCAGGTCGTGGGCCGATGTTGTACTGGCGTTTTTTGTCCAGCGTGCCTTTGAAGGCGTCTTTCGCTGAGTTGAGTGCGGCAGCGCCGCCTCGGATGCCAGCTCCGACCAGAGTGTCGGGTAGGCCGTCCTTGTATGCGCGGGCTTTGATCATGGCTCGGCCGTCGTCTGAATTCCAGAACTCGGCCTCTTGGCCGCGCTTGATGTTGTCGAAGGCGATGCCTTCGGATTCGCGGGCTGCTTTCGCTGTCGCTGCTTCCGCTAGCTCCGTTTGCGCCGCGAGGTTTTTCGCTTGCATGAAGTCGAGTGCTGGGTTTTTAGATGGCCCAGCTTGCGCGGCTGCGGCTTGGATGGCGGACCCAGAAAGGCCGCCTTTAATTCCCGCGCCAGCCGCGAGGATCGGGTTAATGCCTGCTTTGCGTAGGCCTTCCATGACATAGGTGGGACCTCGGGTCATGAGATTTTTTTGTCGATCCCAGGAGATCGACGCGGCCATGGCGTTCATACCATGGGAGACGAGAGTACCGATCGGGATTACGCCCCCGATGCCTCCGCCCGCGCCTGCGGCTCCGCCTCCGGCTGCCATTAGAAGCGCAGGAGTCCGGGTACTGCGAATTTGGGCATGGGGCGGACGTGCTTGATTTTGAAGTAGCAGTCGAGGAGGAACTCGGGGACGGGTGTACCCAGCTCGATGATGCGAGCGATTGGGGGGTTCTCTTCAATGAACACATTGTTGAGAACAGGGCGAGTGTCGAAGTCTAGGGCCAGGTGCCAGACGTCGAGAGAGAGTGGATGTTGAGACCGGAATTCTCCGGTGATCATGGAATGTCGGAAGCGGTACTCCTCGAAGCGGGGTTGGTAGCCCCATACTTCGA